GGGGTGCTGGTCGTCGACGGCGCGCAGAGCACGCCGCACATTCCGGTGGACGTGCAGGCGCTGGACTCGGATTTCTTCGCCTTCTCCGGCCACAAGGTCTACGGCCCCATGGGCATCGGCGTTCTCTACGGACGTGAAGAATTGCTGAACGCCATGCCGCCGTTCCTCACCGGCGGCGAGATGATTGAATCTGTCACCCGCGATGGTGCGGTCTTCGCCGAGCTCCCGCACAAGTTCGAGGCCGGCACGGTCAACGCGGCAGACGCCGTGGGCCTGCATGCGGCCATTGACTATGTCAAGAGCATCGGCTTTACAGCGATGCATCAGCAAGAGGTCGCGCTGACACGCCGCGCGATGGACGCGATCGGCGAGATGCCGCACGTCCACGTGCTGGGCTCGGAAAAGCCCGAGGAGCATTGCGGCATCATCACCTTTACGGTGGACGGTGTTCACCCGCACGACATCAGTGAGATCCTCGCGAGCGACGGCGTCGCCATCCGCGCAGGCCATCACTGCGCGCAGCCGCTTCTGGCCTATTTGAAGCATCCGTCCACCGCGCGGGCAAGCCTCGCGTTTTATAACACGGAATCCGAGGTCGACCGGCTGCTTGACAGCATTTCCACGCTAAGGGAGCGAATGGGTTATGGAAAATAGAAGCTTTTACAATGAAATTCTCACCGAGCACAACCTGCATCCGGAGTTCAAGCACGACCTGCCGGACGCCGACATCGTGCTCGAGGGCGTCAACCCGAGCTGCGGCGACGACATCTTCCTCAAGCTGAAGCTTGACGGCGATGTGATCGCGGACGGCGCGTTCGTCGGCGACGGCTGCGCCATCTCGCAGGCGTCAGCGGACATCATGCTCGGCATGATCGTCGGCAAAAAGAAGGAAGACGCGCTGAAAATGGGCGAGATCTTCCTGAAAATGATCCAGGGCGAGGCGTCAGAGGACGAGATCGACAGCCTGGAAGAGGCCTCGGCTCTCCGTGATATCGCCCATATGCCCGCGCGCGTCAAATGCGCGGTGCTCGGCTGGCGCACGCTGAAAGAGGCCCTGCTGGACGGGGACGAGCTGTCGTAACGCGGTCGCTCCGTTGAATTTCAAATCAAAATAATAAAAAGAGGTATTTGCCGCAGCATGCGGCAAATACCTCTTTTTTCTTCAAGCAAAGCAGGGCGAGAATTCGGCCTTTGCCGTATTTCCGCCCCTCTCCCCTGCTCATTGGTCGTAATGCTCCAAAAACGAGTGCACCTCGCCTTTCGTCTTGTAGCCGGGGAAGGTGTCGAGCGCGACAGTGTGGATGCTATTGAAGATGGATTTTTCGATGTTGGGGTTGTCCCGCTTTAAGCGGCGCAGCAGGGTCTTGATTTCCTGACGCTTTGAGCCGCCTCCACCGTTGTCGCAGATGGTGCAGTTTTCTGTAAAGCGGCAGGCGCACTGGATGAACTCGAGCTGGTTGTACTGCCGCCAGGCGATGATGTTCTCCTCGTGGATGCAGTACATCGGGCGGATGAGCTCCATGCCCTCAAAGTTGTCGCTGTGGAGCTTTGGCAGCATGGCCTGCAGCTGCGAGCCGTAAAACATGCCCATCACTGTCGTCTCGATCACATCGTTAAAGTGATGACCCAGCGCGATCTTGTTGCAGCCGAGTTCCTTGGCCTTGCTGTAAAGGTGGCCGCGCCGCATGCGGGCGCAGAGGTAGCAGGGCGATTTGTCCGTGCTGTTGGCCACCTCGAAGATATTGGTCTCGAATACCGTGATGGGGATGTGCAGCAGCGCCGCGTTGCTCTCGATGCGCTGGCGGTTGATGGCGTTGTAGCCCGGATCCATGACAAGGAACACCAGCTCAAACGGCACATCGCTGTGGCGGTGCAGCTCCTGCATGAGCTTTGCCATCAGCATCGAGTCCTTGCCGCCGGAGATGCACACGGCGATCTTGTCGCCCGCCTGAATGAGTTCATATTTTTTCACCGCATAGACAAACGGCTTCCACAGCTCGTCGCGGTATTTTTTGATGATGCTCCGCTCGATCATCTGATAGGGCTCTAACGTTCTTGGCATGGATAACTCCCTCTTCTCTAATAGCTTCCGCCGCGGCGGAGCGTTCATTGCGCAAGCTCCCGATAGCAACGGTCAAAAATTTGCAGAAATTCCGCGATTTCCGCCTCTGTTGTCAGGTGGCTGAGGCTGATGCGCCACGAGGACAGCGCGTTTTTCCGGTCGTGGCTCACCGCGTAGACCGCCCTGGACGGCGTCCCCTCCACCGAGCAGGCGGACTTCACGGACACGCAGACATCATTTTTTCCCAGCTTCTGCTGAAAAGCCGTCCCCTTGACGCCGTTGACGCTCAGATTCAAAATGTGCGGCACGGCGTTTTCCGGACTGTTGAAGCGGACTTTTGGATACTTCGCAAGCTCCGCGCGCAGCAGACGATTCAGCGCCGCAACGTGTGCGATGCGCTCGTTCTGATTTTCGAGCGCCAAACGCAGCGCCTTCTCGATCGACATCGCCATGCCCAGTGCGGGCGTGCCGCTGCGATAGGGCGTGGTGCTGCCGCCGCCGTGGATCTGCGGCTCGATGACAAGGTCCTTCTTTTTGACCAGCAGGCCGCTACCGTTCAGGCCGTAAAACTTGTGCGGCGCGATGCTCATTGTGTCCACACCGGAGAGCACCAGCTTGGTCTTCCCCACGGCCTGCGTCGCGTCCACATGGAGGCGGCAGTTGGGATAGTCTCTCAAAATATCCGCGATCTCTTGGATCGGCTGCACCGTGCCGAGCTCGCTGTCCACCGCGCAGACGGCGACAAGCACCGTGTCCTTTCGCAAAAGCTCGCGCAGGTGTTCCAAATCAATGGTGCCGTCCCGCCGGATGTCCACGAGGTCGACCTCGCAGCCCTGCTGCTGGAGCGCGGACAGCGCACCGCCCACGGAGGAATGCTCCAGTGCCGTGGAGATGATGTGCTTTCCCACATGGCGGGACGCCTGCACGATGCCCTTGAGCGCAAGGTTGTTGGATTCGCTCGCGCCGGAGGTGTAGATGATCTCCTCGGGCGCTGCGCCCAGAAGTTCCGCGATGCCGTCCGTCACCCGGGCCATTTCCACCTGCGCTGCCCGCCCTGCGGGGTGGGTGGAATTGGAGTTTCCGATATAGCGCCGCTCAGTTTGATAAAACGCGTCCAGCACGGTAGGGTCTGCCGGCGTATTGGCAGAGTAATCAAGATTGATCATAACGGTCTCTCCCACGCGGTCAGGTCCTTGACGACCTCGCCCGCGACAATCAGGCCGACCGCGGCGGGCACAAAGGCGTTGCTGCTCGGAACCTGCCGTCGCTGCGTGCACTTGCGCGCCGTGCCAGGCGGGCAGATGCAGTATGTCCGGCAACTGATGGACATGTCGTCCAGCGGCGTGATGGGCGGCTCTTTGGAGTAGACGACCTTCAGCTTTTTGATGCCGCGCTTTTTGAGCTCGCGGCGCATCACTCTCGCCAGCGGACAGACCGAGGTCTTGTAGATGTCCGTCACCTCGAACGCGGACGCGTCCATCTTGTTCCCCGCGCCCATGCTGCTGATGATGGGCGTTCCCGCTTTCTGCGCCTGCTCGATGAGCTCCAGCTTGCCGGTCACGATGTCGATGGCGTCCACGATGTAGTCATACTGCGTGAAGTCAAATTGATTCGCCGTCTGCGGCGCGTAAAACGTCTTGTAAGTGTGGACGACTGCGTTCGGGTTGATCTCCTTGATACGCTCCTCCGCCACGTCCACCTTGTACTGCCCCACGGTCTTGCGCGTGGCGAAGATCTGGCGGTTCACGTTCGTCAGGCACACCCGGTCGTCGTCGATGAGGTCCAGCGTGCCGACGCCGCTGCGCACCAGCGCCTCCACCGTGTAGCCGCCCACGCCGCCGATGCCGAACACGGCTACGCAGGCGTTGTACAGCCGCTCCATGCCATCCTGACCTAAAAGCAGCTGCGTTCTTGAAAACTGATTGAGCATACTCTCTCGCCGATCCTTCGCCTGACGTTGGAAAAATGTCTGCGTTACAGCTTTTGCGTCCACAAACATAGTATGATTGTTGGTTTTCGTATCATAGCACGAGTTGACCAGCACTGTCAACCGCCGCATGACCAGAATCGCAGCCCGCGCAGTAAGTGATTTCATCCATGTTGACTTTTACGCCCCGTTGTGTGACACTATAGGCAACAAAATGATCTTGCAAGGAGAACAATTATGGCTACCACTTCCGTTTCCGCGCGCTTTCAGGAGCTTTTTCCCGAAACGAACCTCATTTCTCTTCTGACCAAGTACGGCGGCGACGCGGACGATATTTTCGAGACGATTCAGGACCAGTATGACGCACACGAGCAGGAACCTCTCGTCGGCCTTCTCGGCATCAAGGCTGCGAATATCGACACCTTTGCCCGCGCCGCCTACTGGGACCTCGTCAGCGACATCCGCATCAGATACCTCTCGTCCCTTCCCCGCAGCGAAGCCGCCGCCATCGCCGCCGCGGCCGACAATCTGATCTCGCACCCCGAAAACGATGACATCGACTGGACCCCCGACGAATTCGTCAGCGATTGGAATGATCTGCACCGCGGCGAGGAGCCACTCAAATAACCGGTGCTAAGCTGTATACCATGACAGATGCAAAAGGGCAAGGGAAAAGCGTTGAGGAGCTTTTCCCTTGTCCTTTTTTCACTGGTGCTGAAACAGGACAGTGCAAATCGAATGGAAGCCTATATGCAGCACGCCATCTGTGGGAAGAAGCTGCAAAACGGTTAAAGGGTCAGATAAAGGGTCAAACAGAAAAAAAGAAGTCCGAAACCTTACGGTTTCAGACTTCTCAGTGGCAGCGGGAGAAGGATTCGAACCCTCACAAGAATTGATATAACCGCTGATATATCAGCATCTATTTTTTACGTTCAGATTTTTGTTCAGATTTCAGATCTTTACACCTCTGCTGAAGCTACCTCTTCCTTTTCGTCCAAGTTCTTATAGAACTCGTACATCTTGTCCTTTTTCATATTGAGATTCTTTGCCGATAGGTGCGTGTATATCTCGTGTAGGATCTTGGGATCTGACCAGCCGCCAATGCGCATGCACTCCTCTTCTTTGTAGTCCAGGTAATACGCCAGTGACGCAAAGCTATGCCGCAATCCATGGATGCCAACTTCCGGAACCCCAGCTTTCTGGCATATCTCATTGATGCGTCTCCACAGCCCATTCGGCGGCTGTGACGAGATAAAGCCATCGCCGCCATCTTGCAGCAGCTCAGCAAGTCTGGGGATCAAAATGGGCACTACTCTCGTCGATTCGACCGTTTTTGTTTTCGACCTCACAACATACTCATTGTTTTCATTCGGCACTTTGACTCGCCGGACATAGATGCAGTTATGCTCGAGATCCACATCTTCCCATCGCAGGCCAAGCACTTCGCTGCGCCGCATCCCGAGCAACGCAAGCAATGCTTCCATTTCGACTTCTTCGCCGATCAGAGCCTTGCAAAACAGTTTGATCTCATCCGGATCTAACCACTTGCGTTCCGTCTTCTTGAGCTGCGGCAAGCGGATATTCGGGATTGTGCATCCTTGCTCCTTCAAGACTGACTCGATAAATGTCCACTCATTGTGTATCGTCTTAGGCGCGAGGCGCGACGATTCATCATCCATGACGGCCTGCCAATCCTGATTGAGCCCCTTGTCCATCACAGCTTTAAGACGATTTTTCCGGATGTTCATGGCTGTTCTGATCGTGGTCGGAGACCACACATTTTTTCGCCGATCAACGTACTGGTCGATCGCCTCTCCCAGCGTTATTGGCGAGCGCTTCTCTTTCGCTTTCGTCTCAAGAAAGCCGGCACGAATCGCGCGAGCTCTGGCAATGCACAGATCTCGTGTAGGCTCTGTGACGCTCTGCCCTTCCGCAGCAAGCTCTATGTTCCAGTTTCCGGACTTGAGCTGCCGCGGATTGGGCACCTTGATCTCGCACTTTTTCTTCCGCTCACGGATCTGCTTCTCTCCACACCAGTTGCAATAAATCGAATTCTCTGGGATCTCTCGCTTACAGGCTCTGCAAAGCATCTCTTCACCTCTCTATATTTCCGTAGCTTTTGATTGCAAAATTCTGTATAATCTCTCTTGGCGCCAAATCTACACGGGCGGCGTCCGAGAGAGAGAGAATCATGTACGATCTGGCTTATATCATTGCATTGTTTGAGTCCTTGTCCGCAGACGCCCAGCAAGAGATCCTTGACCTCGCAGCTCGGCTTGCAGCCGATTCCAAGCGCAACGATCAATAGTCCTCGTCGCATTGCCCTCTCAGGAGTTCGCGCGCAGAACTCAAAGAGCGGCCGTCGTCCTTCCGGGCGATGGCCGCTCTGCATTTATCGCCCCTGCAACAATATTCTTGCTTTTTCGACGAGACTCTGCTATTCTGTTTTTGGCGCTGCACGAACGGCAGGCGGTTAGCACTTCCCGGAAGGGAGGTGATGTCTATGGTTACTTACGGTGAGCTTTTTGCTTACACGCTGGTATTGATAGGCGTTGCAACTCTGGTTTTCCAGATGTGCAAAAGAAAATGACCGCCCCCGGCCAAGGTAAGCGGTCAAAATCTTTGACTAATTCCTGAGGCTAACCGCTTGTCGCAGCGCCTTTTTCTACTTTGAGTATAACCGCCTGTTTTTGAATTGTCAAGTCTGTTGAACATCTGCCGCTCCTTCAGGGGCGGCTTTTTTATTGTCGTGGCTCGGGATGACCTGTCATACCGAGGCAGATCACCTTATCCATTTTGCGCTCTCCTTTCCCGCGGGGGGAGCTTTGCCGCACTCCCGCCCTCTGTATAAATTATACCTCTGGCCGTATACGCACGTCAAACGGAGAACGCATGTTTTGCGTGCGCACGATCTTCGGTGTCCGATTCGGGCACCGTTTTAGTTTTCAATGCTCGCTATTGCATCATCGAGAGCATCCCAGAAGTCAATCTCGTTGACGATCACCACATGAGCACCTTCTTTTCTAAGTGCCATTGCGTCCTCGATTTTTCTGCCATAGCAAGCATAGGCCCAGCAAGGATTCCCTGCGTTACCAACAACTAAATAGTCGGTTTTTGTGCTGACTGACGCACGCATTGCTCCGCCGACTCTTGCAACCAAAGCCGCTATCTCTTCACGCTTGGCACGACGAGATTCTCCTGTGAAGCAAAAGAATTTATCCTGAAACGTTATATTCGGATAAGTAGCGCAAATACCTGAAACACTATATTTTTTTCGAAGCTCAGAAAAATCATTTTCCGATAGGTTATACGATGAAGTGAAATCAATGACATTGCTTAAAAACGCTGTGAGCTGCTCACGTTCTTCCTGCGAGATCCTTCCATCCTCAAGGACGTCATACAGCATAGAGTAAATTTCGTCAAACGGATAAGTCCCGTTCAGGAAGTCATTGGCATCAATCCACTTTTTCAGCGAAAGAACTTCAAGGTCGCTCAGCTCACCATCAGCCAAAATACCATGTATTAGACCTTGGAGAAACTGAATTGAAGAAGTCGTAGCATCATAAAAAGAACTCTGGTCAACAAAGTTGTTACAAAGCCACAGAATATCCTTGCTCTCTTCTTCCGTTATAACCCCATCAGACAGAGCCCCCTCAACAACGGGTAGTAATTCAGAAAAGGGATGACGGTTCCGCAGCTCTGCATGAAGTTCGCACCAGTGTGCGAGTTCAGTTATTTCACTGTTGGAAACATCTCTGTCCGAGCTGATACCGGAAACAATTCCACGAAGAGTGTTGATTGCCTTTTGTAATTCTGCAGGCTTAGTGAAATTTCTATACGCTTCCAGCTCTTTCATATCTCTCTCCTTCGGTGTCCGATTCGGGCACCTTTTTTTATTTTTTTCTCTTGAGCATCTCGGCGACGATCTCATTCTGCGCTTTGTCATCGAAGCTTAAGAACAACTTTAGAAACTGCTCGGTCGGGCCTTCTGGTACGGCCGGCAGCGCGCCCGGCGTCTCGCCGAGCAGGTCGGACACGGTGCAGCCGAGGTATTGCGCAAGCATCTGCACCTTTTTGGTTGAAGGGTCTCGCCCTCGTTTAATATCGCTGAGAAAGCTGCCACCGACGCCACTCTCCTTGCAGGCGTTGGTTGGCTTAATACCCTTTCTCAAGCAAAGTATTTCAACATTTTGCACAAAAATATCCTTATCCAAGTAGGTGCCTCCTCTATTCAGAATTGGCAATTTCGTAAATTATGCGAAATTGCGCATCGTTCGTATTGACAATTCGATATTGCGGATTTATAGTAAAGCTACAGTTTAGACAACGACTGTACGAAAGGGGTGAGACGATGAAAGACGATCGTGGTCACGGCTTCTACTTCTTAGGGCTCGTGCTCGGGATGATCATTGCAGAAATCGTTCAAGCAAAGCTGGGACGTCTTTGATCAAGATGCCCGAAGCAAAGCCGAGCGCAAAGTCGAGCAATCGCTTCATTGCAGATTCACGCAGTTGCATTTTCCGATACGCGAGGTATCTTTCGCCCCGCTCGGTGATGTGACAGGTCTCCTTGTATCGGGGACGGTTGAGTGCATCGCTCTCATCTGGGTCAGGTGCAACAAAGCCCCATGCAAACAGGGCATGCATTCCGTCCGTTTTCTCGTTGAGATGTAGCTGCTTCCTCTTCATTCTGGAGAGAAGCTTGTACTCTGCATCGAGCAGAACGACCTGCTCAAGCTCATCTTTTGTTTCCATAGTGCCTATGCTTCGTAAGGCCGGAGCGCTGTGTCCACGATCTCGCGGATCGGCGCGGGTGCCTGATGATAGGCACGCAGCAGTTTCGCATCGTCGGTGCTCACGGTGCCCGATTCGGACACCGCCCGCTCGCCGAGCAGGTCGGACACGGTGCAGCCAAGGTACTGCGCAAGCAGCTGCACCTTAGCGACGGATGGGGTCTGCCCTCTTTTGATGTCTGTCAAAAAGCTCGCACCAACGCCGCTATCGCGGCAGGCATTTGTCGGCTTAACGCCTTTCTTAGAGCAGTACCGTTCGATATTTTGCACAAGAAGTTCCCTGTCCACAGGATCACTCTCCTTTATATGTAATTGGTGATTACGTATAAAAGTTTATTTTTACGCATTTTTACCTTGACGATTGGTAATTACGGATTTATTATAAAGCTACAGTTAAAACACAGATGTACGAAAGGGGGTGAGACAATGAGCAACGCCGTTGATCTCTGGCTCGAAGTCGGCAACAAATGCCTAAAGCGTGCCAGCGAGCTGCTGGACAACAAAGCCACTCCTATCACGGAGACCTCGGCAGCCGTCAAGCAGCTCGTCGAAGCGGCCGTCATGATGGATGACCTCAATCTTCGCTGGGCGATTCAAAACCGATCCGGCGCGGCGGCTTCTCAGGGTCAGCCTTTCTCACCGCGAGAAGCAAAAAGTTAAGCTGGCTCATGTGCTGGATCAGCGTTGCCCGCTGATCACCGATGAGCCCGTAGAAAACAAGCGTGCTCGGATTGGAATACCCGATATCTGTGACTGACATGGTAATACTTTGGCCGAACGATGCCAGCCTTACAGCGACCTCATGGTCATCATCGAGAGTTCCCTCAAACTCTTTGATGCGTTCCATGATCACTTCATAGGTATAGTCAGCTAATTGGTAGTTGCGCAGGTCAACTCTCGGAATCTCGAATGTCGGGAAATTCGGCGTTGGCAAATCTCCAATTTGGTCAAGCAGTCCATAGTCAGACATAGTTTTCTCCTTTCAGCTTTTACATGGGGCGGCCGGCGCGCGTCGGGTGATGGTTCAGTCGGAACCGTGGATGAACTCTCCGTTACTCTGATACCCGCCTGAAGGACGTTCGACTCGTCCTCGCCCCCTTCACCTCATCCATACGGAGCGGCTGGTGCTCACACGACATCACAACTTAATATCAGCTCTCACATCGTATGCGGTGGGTTTTGTGGCGTCTCAGCACACGAGGGCTGTTCCTGAGGCAACCCGTCCGTCGTGTGATAAGAGTCCGATTCTCTTACGCTCCATCCATATTTTTTTGCTTATGGTATAAACCCTCAGTTAAAAAATACCATGGCAAACCGCAAAAATCAAGATAAGAAAGGAATGAATGGGATTGGTAAAGATTCGCATCAAAGAATTTCGCGAGAAAAAGTGCATGAGCAAAACTGATCTCGCCAAGGGGATGAATGTCTCCATCGCAGCTGTCAGCAAGTGGGAAAGCGGCGAAACTCAGCCTACCACCGACAAGCTGCCGCAGCTTGCGATGCTGCTCGGCGTCGATGTCAGCGCACTCTTCACCGTCGAAACTCCGAGCAGGCTGCCCGAAACACTGAGTTAGGAGGATAGCATCATGCCGAGAACAAACTTGGGTCGAAATATCGCCAATGAGAAGATCGTTGCTCTGATCTGGGGCACTGCCGCGGCAGCCGGCCTGACGACTGAAGAGCTCGGGGCGAAAGCTAAGATCTCCCGCTCCAGAATCTATGCCCGCAAAAACAAACCGGAGGATCTCACTCTGCGCGAGCTGCGCAGCATCGGCCGCGCGCTGAACATCCCCATCGATGAGCTGCGCGAAGCCATCCGCTACTAAAAGCATATCACGAAAGGAGCTGTAAATCCATGTATCCCGAGTACCCGAATTTATACCAAAGGGCAAGAAAGGCTACCTATTTTTCGCAGGAAGAGGCAGCCGAGCTAATTGGACTTTCCGCAGAAAGTATGAAACAATATGAGAGCGGGCGGCGCGTGCCATCTGATGACACCGTGCACCGCATGGCCGAGTTCTACAACCTCCCCTGGCTCGAGCTGGAGCATGCAAAAGCGACCGACAGGTTGGGCGTGCTGCCCGACGTACATATCCAGCCGTTACCGACAGCCAGCATCACCCTCGCTAATCGCTTCCGGCGGGCATCCGACCAGATCTACACGCTGCTTGAGATTGCCGAGGATGGCATCATCGACGAATGCGAGCGCCCCGAGTTTGACGCCATTGTCGCCGATCTGCGCGAGACCATCGCCGCGGCCTATCAAGTCATCTACGCTGACGGCGCAAAAAAAGAACGCCCCGACGGTGGCACGTCGAAGCGTTCATGTTCTCAGAGGTTCGAGTCTGAAAACGATTGCAAAAACAGTATAGCATACTCACGCGGAAATGCAAGCCCCGTTTTGACAAAGGGGGTGTATGCACGATGACCGGATGGACGCTTTTCTTCACGTTCGTGGGCGTGAGTGTGATGGTGACAAAGTTTGTTGACTTTATCGAGTATATCGGAGGGGATGCACGTGGCAGAAAAAGGCATGCAGCCAAGCGATAACATGAGCGAAAGCCGGATCAAGTCCGGCCGCAAGCAGCGCTTCACGGTGCTCTACAAGAGCGCCATCGAGGACAAGCGCCTGCCGCTGGACGCGCGCGGGCTGCTTGCCATCATGGTCGGCCTGCCGGACGGGTGGCAGTACTCCGTCAAGGGCCTCGCGGCCTATGTGGGCGTGAGCAAGGACACCATCCGCAGGCTGCTCGAAAAGCTGGAAAAAGTGGGGTACTTAACCCGCGAGCAGACACACGACGAGAACGGCCATTTTGCCGGTAATGTCTACGTTTTGCAGGACGAAGCGCCACCGTTGTCGGGAAACACCGACAACGGTGAAACCCGACAACGGGAAAAACCGTCATCGGGTTTTCCGACCCAAATAAATAATAAACTAATCAAAGAAGAAAAGAAACAAACCCCTATAGCCCCCGCGGAGGTCGAAAAGCGAGTTGCAGAATACTGCGGCGGCGACGAGGAGCTGCGCGAGGCGATTATGGGGCTGCTGGAAAACCGGACGAAGCTGAACCGGCAGAAGACCGTGAAGACCGAGCGCGCCATGAACGGTATCCTCCGCAAGCTGGACGAGCTGTCCGGTGGGCGACGCGAGATGAAGCTCGCGCTGCTGGATAAGGCTACGACGAGCAACTGGCTCACCGTCTACGAGCTCAAGCCGGATGAGATTCCGACCGTCAGGACAGAGGGCAGCGCGTCGCTGCCGCTCGGCTGGGGGGTGTGAGCATGGCAAACACGACGAAGGTGCAGCCCGGGCTGGAAGCTGAGACTGCGGTCATCGGAGCATTGATCTATGCCCCCGAGATCGTCAAGGATGTGCTCTTCGCTGTCCGCGAGCAGGACTTCGGCATCGAGATCAACCGGAAGATCTTTCGCGCGGCGCGGGATCTGTACCTGCGGGCTAAGCCGGTAACGGCGGTGACGATCCGCGATAAGGTAGGCCAAGAATCGAGTGATTATCTCGCGCAGCTCTATCAACTCACGATGACCAGCGCCAACTGGCGCGAGTATGCCGCCATCATGGCCGAGCAGGCCAGCATGCGGCGCATGCAGGAGATTGCGATGCAGGTGGCCGCAGCCGGCACGGCGCAGGAGTGCCGCGAGCTGGCGGCGAAGCTCCAGCAGGAGCAGAGCGGCGGGCGGCAGATCACGGCCTACACGATGGAGGACATGATCCAGGACTTCGCGGCGCGGCAGACAGCCAAAGATCCGGTGCGGTACGTCCGCTATGGTCTCGCCGAGGTGGACGCCGGTACATACACGCAGCCGGGCGATGTGGTCATCATCGGCGGGGAGCCGCGCGACGGCAAGACGGCGCCGGCCCCCCCCATCGGGCGGCG